TTCACTCGGCACTTCTCCCACAAGCATAATACGAGCCGGCATCGGCCCACTTCCACTGACTTTCATTTACTGCCCCCGAATTCTTTTTGTTACTACCAACGCCCCCGCGCGGTAGGCCCAGCAATTACCCTAGATGCCTAAGAGGGGGTCCTTCTTCAGTGCTTCGATGCGTTTAACTGCGATGCCGTAGGAAGCTTGGTCGAGTTCGATTCCTGTAGCCTTACACCGAAGTTCATGCGCCGCCGGAAACACAGGTCCACTCCCACAGAACGGGTCGAGCACAGTATCTCCTGCATTAACCGAGCGAGACAAGAAATCTTTAAACAACGCTACAGGTTTCTGTGCTGCATGGCCGAGGTTAGTATCGGGTGTCCATGCTACCAAGTCGGGCGCGATCTTTAGTGTAGGCCGCTTTCCCTTTACCGCGTAGAGGCACGTTTCATACTTCCTCTGCGGTCCGTGCTCTGGCCAAGGTGCGCGCATGGCGGTTGGCTTATGCCAGATTAGGGGAGTACGGAATACCCACCAGCCTGCTTCGGTCATTATAGTCTTTAGTTGTGGAAAGAGGTCTATGTCGCAGAAGGCATAGAGGTGCGCTTGAGGTTTGGTGATGCGGAAACCTTCCCAAGCAAGGGCCATGTAACATCGAAGGGCGGTATCAGCGGTGTCGGCGTAGCCGTGAGCACCCTGCGCGAGTCCTCCACTATCCCCAAACTCATCCGCTCCCATGCCGTAGGGAGGATCGGTTAGGATAACGTCGAATTGCTCCGCCGGACAATCCTTCATCCAATCGAGCGAGTCGGCGTTAATGCATCGATGTAGGTCAGCCGTGAATGTTCTTCCAACAGACTCTCCGAGGGCCCGACTACGCTCCGTCTGCTCCGCCCGCTTGAGGATTTTAAAGGCTTCGTCAACCGACTTGGCGGCCGCGACCTCCGGCTTGTCGAGATGCTTCGCGACGATGAGCTCGCGGCGAAGGTTGTCTTGGAAGCCGCCTTCCCTGCTCCCTTTGAGTTCTTCGGCAAGGTCGCCAACGCTAGGAGGAATAGCACCGTCTCGAGCTGCTTGTGCTTCACGGAGCGCTTTGAGGCGCGAGTGGGCAGCCGCCTGCTCTTGCCAAGTAAGGTCAACGCGGTGGATGTTTTCTTCAAGTTCAGCCTCCTCCGCTTCCAGCGGCGTTAAGTCGGTTAATAGGGTGTAAGGGATTTCACCGAGGGGAACCTCTTCTCCATCATGGCGGATAGGGGTGCCGAGGTCCGCCAAGTCAGTGATGGCGCGAAGGCGGCGTTCCCCCGCAACCAGCACAAGCTTGTCGTGCTCAGGGCGGAGGATGATGGGGTGGAGAAGGCCGCGGCGAGCTATTCCGTCGGAGAATTCTTGGAGCTTGTCGGCGGAAAAGAGGCGGCGCTGCCGGTTGGGAGATACAACTACGGTGGTGATAGGAATTGTTTTCATTTTAATTCCTTTACGGTAACAGTAGTTACACTATGTGCCATACAAAAAGTTGGATGATTAGAAATAATTTCTGCGATAAATTTCCTCACAGGCATACTATTGGCAACGTTAAAACATACAGTAATTTTTTCTTCTGCTGCTTTTCCAATAGAATCAGTGGTAATAATACGTATTTCATGATACATTGCAGTTTCCTTAAAAAAGAAGGGAGGCGAACCCCCCTTCAACTAGATTGTGCTAGGCCGCCGGCAGCACCATCGCCACCTTCTCGAGGATGGTGTCGTTGTAAGGCTCGTGCGCCACCTTTACCTTCACCGTCCGCCCTTGCAGCATTCGCCACGCAAACGGCTCGCCCGGCTTGTTGAGGCCAGTAGCTTCGCGGTAGAGACGCTGCGCCCGATTCTTCCCCTTGCTGTTGTCTACGCCGCCTTGAGGGGTGAGGTCGAGGAAAGCGGAGTCGGTAAGCTGGAGCTCGTTTGGGAGACCCAGTGCTTGCACGGCGGGAGGAATTTGAAGCTTCAGCGGCACTGTCATAGCTACCCACGGTTGGCCAGTGCGGTCTCCCTTCCCAATGGTGCCGGACTTCGTGCCCACTTCTCCAATCACCGCGAGGTAAAGACCGTTGGGGTCTTCAGGATTCTCGGTGGGGAGGAGCGGGCGCTTCTCATTCACCTCAGTCTGTTGCGCGTCTAAGAATGTTGCTGGATCAAATACACTACTCATTTTAATGCTCCTTTTTAAGGGTGGGTGAGCGGACTACGCGCCGCCCGTTGCGTTAGTGCTCTGTTTAAGTGCTTTCTTTTTCTGGTGTTCGTTGTAAGCTTTAAGTTGTTTCTGCCAATTCTTTTCACATTTCTTACATCCGCAGTGAATGTAAATATCCTCTGGGTGCGCAGGGGCGCCTTCTTCTTTCAAGTGAGCAAGACCGAACGTGCTTTTCACGCACCACTCCTCTTTTTCCACACATCCAAAATAAGGGGGAAGCGCGGATCAATCTTCGACTTGTAGCCGAGGGAGCGAGTCTTTGCGTCTACCCCGAATGCCGCCGTGTCCCAGTAGAACTTATCTCCCTCGCGAACGGTGTAGATAACATCGGAGAACAGCTGGGGAATCTCATCCGCCAGCGCTTTCCCCGCCGACTTCACCATGATTTTTGTTTGCTGGGAAACAGGATCGAGGATGCGGTCTACGTGAGCGGTGATAATGAAGGGACACGCCATTCCCTGTGTGACGAGACGGAGGAAGGAAATGATGTATTGCTGTGCGACCCCGTAGTCCTGCGGAGCAGCCATCGGCTTGTTGCCGACCTGCATTTTCATGGCGGCGTTACTCAACTCACTAAGGGAGTCGATAATGAATATCTTGTTAACTCCAAAGGCATCCACTGGCCCGAATTTTTTCCCTGTGCGGTCGTCAAGGAAGTCGTTGCAGCTGCTAAGAATCTTCCAGAAAGAATTGTTTTCTCCTGAGCGATTTGGGTCACTCATCTTGGTGAGGGCTTCATAGGTGAACTGTCCCACCTTCTCCGCGCCGGCCATCAGGGACTTTAAGCCGAGCGCGACGGTTTGCTGCTGGTGCCAGTGAAGGCATTCGGGGATAGGAAGATTGCGGTCGGTCCAATAACCCTTCAGTGTTTCGAGGCCGTTTTCGGTGAACAGCACAAATACTTCCATCCCGTTCGCCGCCGCCCAGTCCACTGCGGTTCCTAAGGCATACGTTTTACCCGTTCCTGACGGCCCCATCAATAACACCTTCGGTCCAATCAATTGCACACTGTCGGTCTTAGCTGCTACTGTCTCTATCATATTAAACCTTTCTCTGCTTTCGTTAGTAACACTTCAAATTCATACTTAAGGAGTTCGGGAGAGGCGGCTTCCTCCATGCCGGCGGCGAGTAACTCCCCATCCCCACATTCCCTACACCGCCGCTCTTGCACTACCCACTTTGCGGAAGGAAGAGGGGAGTAGGATGGCGGGTGTTGGTAGAACCGGCGACCCCATAGCTCTCCGCACTCAGTGCAAAAGAACGCTACATGAGGCCAGAAGCCGGAGTAAGACTTGCCGCCGTCGGAGAATCCCGCGCAGTAATGGGAGGTTTCTCCAAGGAGTCGGGCGGCGAGGAATACTTGAAGGGTGGAAATCATATTAAGTCTTCGGCGAGTCCCGTTCAAAAAGGCGTTTTCTAAAACGCTCGTTTGTGACACGCTCCGCCTCGAACTCTTTGTACCACTTACGCAGCCACGGCACTTTCGTCAGCCATCCAATCAGGACGCCGAACAGGAATATCAGCAAATATGTGTAGTCCATCATTCCCCCTCCCTCAGCTTGGCGATGGCGTCGGCGCACTGTGCAACCCATCCGCGAATAATGTCTGCCTGTAAGATTTTCATTTCGGCTAGATAGTCTGCCTGCTCACGACACACCTTCTCTGCCTCACGATACGCTTCCGCCCGCTGCTCGTCGGCAAACTGGAGTATGGCGTCAATTAATTTTGGGAGACGTGGATACGACCCCAGATTAGATTTACGTATCAAAGTCTCTGTCTGCTTCCTGCGCGTATCGGTCATTTCGCGCTCCCGATGGCATCGACTTCTTTCAGCGCCTCTTGTATCTGATACGCAAGCCACGATGGAATCCATTTTGTTGTTGTGCTTGTTCCCTGAAAAACGCCGATGCAGCCTGCCTTACGCAAAAGTCGCTCAAGCCGAATCTCTGCCATGTTCTTCGTGTCGGTCATGGTTTAAACTCTTGTGGCGGCTTATTGACGGCATCAAATACGTTTTCACTCGCTCCAGCTAAGTGCTGCAATCCTGCGTCTTTCCACTTGTCAGGTGATTTCCAGTTAGCCAGTTCCGCCTCAAGACTCGATGCGTGGGACTCGGCTGCGGTAGCGCGTTCTTGCCACTTGTAGCTTGTGTTGATACATTTAATAGTAGCTTCGTTCCAAGTGTCCACCTCGGCACTCAGCGCAGCGATTCTTTGCTCGGCGGCGGTGCGTAGAGCGTCGTACTCATCCTGAACAACCACGGAAGTGTTTCCACCAAACTCTCGCGTCACTTCATAAGCTGAAAATGTATCCACTTTGGGCAACTCCGCATCCGAAGGGGGTGCAGCGACAGCCTTCGCCTTCATAGTTGCGATGGATTCTAAATCGCCGCCCCGCTGCCAATCATCCTGTGTCGCTGCATTGGTCGGCTCTGCGCAGGCGGCGTCTGTCGGCATTTCAGGATTTGAAATAGCAACGAAGTAGTTATCTCGCCAGCGAGCGGCAGCGTCTTGCCATTCCTGCGTTTGCTTACTCCAATCCCCGCCGGATACGTTTGCGATTACAACCCATAGCATCTCGGCGGCGTCACGTAACGCCTTAACGTCCGCCACCGACTCCCCGCCTGCCGCGAATTCGGTGAGGGCGGCTTTGATACACTCGCGTAAGTCCGGCCCTAGAACATCGTCAAAGAGTTCTGCGTGTTTGTCGGCTATTTCCTCTATCTTGTCCATTACTTACCCCTTGCGGCGTCGAGGGCGGCGTCAAGTCCTGCCGCGTTTAATGATTCTCCGATTGGCAAATACCAAACGAGCCTACCCATATCGTGCTCTGAACGGTGATGCGACCGCAGCCACCGATACCTCTCCGCATCCGCCCGCGCCTCGGTGAGTTCGCGCTGAAGTTGACAGCGTTCATCCCATATTTTTTGCAGCCACTCAACGGCTTCCGCCTTTGTTCCTTCTTCGGCAATGGCGTTAATGAATGCTGCGGGAGTGCGCGGCGTGTCTGTCATGAGTCACCTATGTTTTTGAGGGCGGCGTCCAGTTTTTCAAATGCTACATGGCTGTGTGTATCCAAAAGAACCTTCGCCGCATCAATCAGCGCGAGATACTTCTCTGCGTTGTTGCGGAGGTAATCACACAAGTCGCTATCGGCTTCGGTTATTTCAATAAGAAATCTTCTTCCCCACGGCCCCGAAGTCGCGGCGACCAACAGTTCGCGCAGTTTCATGCCGCCTCCACCAAGGTTTCTTCCCGCGTTACTGGATCCCACCGGCGGCGCTCAAAACGAGACTGAAGAGTGGTGGAAGGGTCTCGCATCTGACACGGCATCTTAAACGGGCAGCCGCCATACTCCGCACAGGCATGATCGAGGTTGTAATCGAAGTCGTCTGCCTCCCACATCTCGATCATCCGGCGGATGTCCTTGTGGAGTTGCTTATACCACCGCTCAATCATCCACTCTGGGAGGTAGGTGATGGCTTGGAGGGTGTCATATTTTGACTTGAGGATGGAGACGCCGCGGACAAGGAACCCATCGAGCTTAATCCCCGCCCGCCCAGCACCCCAGCAATATCCTGTAAATTGACTCCGCAAATCCCACTGCCGCGGCCAGCTCGCACCTAACTGAGAGGCGGTCTTATCGTCTTCCCCAAGCTTCAACCCTTCATACTCCACCATCATATCCATCCTGCCCGAATACAGGAGGGGATCGCCGGTGACTGGGTGGTTGATCTCAAGGGGCTCGAGGAAGGAGAATTCAATGCCGCGCTTACCGCCAGGGAGAGTGAGGGGTATCGCTTTGTCAGTTCCGAGAGGGTAACTGGCGAAATAGAACTCAAGGGCGCCGGCGGTTCGCTCGGCGGACTTAGCGGAGTCGGGCGGGCACTCGAAGTTTCCGTAGGTTTCGAGGAGTTTCTGGAGGCCGAGCGCGATGGAATCATCTGGGTGGTGTCCTGTTATGTAGAAAGCGGAACGGGCGGTCTCCAAGCCGGCGGCGTATGCTGCCCCCGCGCGGAGGTGGACGGAGGGGCTGAGTGGTTTCCAATGCTCGAAGAATTCAAGGTAGGCCTTCTGCGAGCAACTCTTAAAGGCTGCCATCAGGGAGGAATCTATGACGGAGGGGAAGGCGGGTTTCATCTTATTCCCTCTCGCGCAGAGTAAGTTGAGCAAGACTTTCAGCGGCGAAGAGAGTTACTCCAACTGGTTTCTTTCCGTCCTCCGTTATAATCAGTTCTATCCAGTGCGTATCAGTTGCACTATGTCGTTCAATTTCAACCCGAACTACTTTATGAAAGTTAATTTCCATTTGAAGCCTCCTTCTATCTAACCTACAGTTAAACTACAAACCTTCTAATTCATCCAGCAAGTCTCCCGCCTTGGGAATCTCGCGAATAGCTTTGGCGCGTTTGGCGGGGGCGCTCACTGCCGCGGCTGCCACTCTTCCCGCGCGAAGATGGATAATTGCCTCTTTCATTTCTTCTCGCGTGAGGGTGCCTTCGGCGGCGCGTAGACGCCACGAAGCAATCTTCGCTTGGAGTTCTAGGGGGACTGGGTTACCCATCCGTCTTCTCCCCTTTCGGCGTAACCATTAAGTTCACCTTCTCCAGTTCCTTATCAAGACAATCCTTGTGGGTGCCAATCCTTACCCAGAACGGGCGGAAGCGCAGCTCGCTTTGGCAGATAGAACAAAGGGGTTCCGCTGGTGCAACTGGTTTCGTTGTGGAAAAGCGTTCAGACATGCGGTGTTCCTTTCGTAAGAGTGTTGGTGAGGGCGGAGATTGCTTCAGGCGTGCCTTCCACCACGAAGGCACTCGGCGGCGAAGCCGCCCAAGGCGCGAGGTCGAGTCGCTCATTCTTGAAGTGGGCGGTGAGGAGCTCGATGAAGAAACGCTTGTATGCGCCGTGAGGGACACGACCTTCGAGGGGGGAGAATAATTCTAACTTCAATTTAACGTAGAGATCTTGGGGGATACTCACACACATCTCTTCGTTAGGGATGAGGTTAGGCGGGCGGCCTCGCATCACTCATCTCCCTCCTCAAAGTCGCCGCCATCCCGCGCCGCCAAAAGCGTCCAGCCGGCATCCTCCAGCATTTTAGCAAAGAGGTGCGCGAGGAGTTCCTCGTTCTCACCGGAAAAGCTGGCGGTGTCCCAGTCTATCCCGTCGGGGGGAGTTGCGCGGAAGGAGATCATTTTTTCGCTTCCCAAAGAAGAGCCGCCGGTTTACACGCGCCGAATTTACTGCGTTGACTTTCACAATAATTTTCTGTTATGGTAGTTTTTCCTGTAACCATACTCGTAACAACTTCTACAGGAGCAACGCACTTTGAGAACTTTCCAGCGGACTTCTTAAACCATAGAAATTTAGAATTACGATAACTTTCTTTATGATACTTACAATCTTTGCAGAGTTTCATTTTGCTGCCCTTTCTCTCGCTCGGCGGCGAAGTTGCGCCGCGCTGTTGACTGAATTGGTTGCAACACGCTGGAGATAACGAGCGCCATTACTACATAACCAAGTTATTTTAATTTCACCGTTACTTTGTTCCGTTTTAACAGGGCGAGCGGAGAAATAGTGACTGGTTTGAGCGCGATGAGTATTAGCCATTCCTGCCGTCCTCCAGCCCTACCGCCACTCCCTTCGCAAACGCGTCGAAGTAGCATTCCCACCACGGTTCCCAGTCTTCCAACGCCAATCCTAAGTGGTGACTGTCCGCCCACTCGTTGAAGTCGCGCCAGACTTCAGTGGATGCTGCGCCGGGAGGAGGGGTTCTCATTTTATTTCCTTTTCGAGGGCAATAAGCTGGGCGGCTAGTGATTCACATTCCGCTTCTACATATTCAAGGGAACGCGCAGGTGCTTCATTACGCCAGTAGGGGTTGGAGGTAATTTCTCCGTCCCCTGCGTGCGCGCAGTCAAAGCCAAACCACCAACTGTCTGCGTCGCCTGGGAGATAGTCCTCGCCGGCGGCTGAATAAGTAAGTCCTCCATGCACATCAATTTCTTGCAGAGCAAGAGGATGTTGGGAGTTATAATTAACACCGTAGAGTGGACTGCTTTTCTTAACTTCCACGTATCCACAGCGGTGATGGGGAACTCCAGCAGTGAACTCTATCACAAGGCAACATGCCTTAAGGCCAGATGCTGTTATCCAAACTTTTTCAGTTTTGTAAGTCATTTTCGGCTCTCCGCCAGCACCGCCAGCTTCACGTCGCGGCTGAGAGTAGGGAGGAGGTTAGTGCCGGCGGCAAGGAATAGGAGCTGCTCGGTGCGACCTTCTAAGCCGGAGAAGCTGGCCAAGACTGCAGTTGTTAATGCGGACGATGCGCTGGCTGAGATGGAATAGTTAGCACTAAGCTCCAAGCCAAGCCCGCTTCGGCGGGTTTTGGTGCTAGGAGCGCCCATATCGTAAGAGAGGGGTTGTCTCCGCAGGAGGGGCAGGACTAGATGGGACGCCGCCAAGCCGGATACCACTCATAGCCGCCCTTCCGAGTCCGGGTAGAAATGAGCCTCCGCCTGGGCGGCCGGCACCCCGCCACTTCCCCCGTAATAGGGAAGAGGTGGCGGGAAGCGGGTTTCCGCCGAGGCTCACCACGAATAATTGGAGGCTCTCCCTATGAAAGATTCTAACGCAGAAAACTGGACACTTGAATACAGGCAGGAAGCGGGCGGCTGGGAATTAATGCAAGGCAGCGCGCATCGAGGTGTGTTTAATAGTGAATCAGACGCCAAAGCCGCTCTAGCTGAATTAGTCCTGCACAAAACGGAGGCGGCATGAAAGAATCAATCTACTCCCTCGCCGCCGAGATGCTTGAGCATCCAGAACTAGTGCCGACACCACACACAACGGCGGGCTTTTCGTGTCTTGCAGTAGAATGTGCCAACAAATACATAAAAGGGGTCTATAATACAGGAACTCCTGAACGCCTAGCTTACGAAGAACTGTTTCGTCCAGAGAAACCTGAATATCCCACTGCGTGGGGCTGCGACTGGCATGAGCTGAATGATCCTCTAGACGCGCAGGATAAATGCCGCGTCCTCGCCCTCCTCTTCATGCACTGGATTACCGAGGAAGGGGAGGTGTTATGAGTGATGATGTGATTAGAAAAGGCGACCTTGTGATGGTGGTGAGGGGAAATCCATGCGGGTGCCCAAGCCAGACGATAGGAAAGATAGGAACAGTTCTATCTTTCGATCTTAGCGTCGGAAATATGTGCTGTGTTGTTTGTGGTGAGCAGTGGGAACAAAGAGGAGCGCCAGCAGAACTTTCAGGATTTTCTGAGCATCCCGGCAGCTTTTTTGAAACTAGCCGCCTTAAAAAGATTCCCCCTCTTGCACTCCCTGAATCCACCGAGCGCGAAACGGAGACCCTCTCATGAGCCGCCGCCAGCCCATCTTCCTCGAGCACAACCCCGACCATTACCGGGCGCGGCGCACTTGTGAAGACTTCTTCATCGACCGCCGGAGCTTCTTCGACCGCCATCTCATCTCCATCCTCGTCGGCGCGATCATCAC